GCTACCTGGACGAATACGACGCCTTCGACAGCAACATCGAGAAGGAGGGCGATCCCGGCACGCTGGCTGCAAAACGTGTCGAGGGCGCCACCTTCGGCAAGATGGTCTTCGCCAGCACGCCGAAGCTGAAGGGCTTCTCCAACATCGAGAAACGCGAGCGCGACGCCGAGCTGCAGGTCACGCCGATGATCCCCTGCCCGGAATGCGGCGGCTTTCATGCGCTCACCTTCGGCGGAGAGAGCGACCCGCACGGCTTCAAATGGACGGACGGCGACCCCAAGACCGTGCGGCACCTCTGCCCGCATTGCGGCGCGCTCATCGCCCAGGCTCAATATCTCGCCGTCGCCAATCCGGAGACCTGCCGCTACCAGTCCGAGGATGGCACCACGCTCGACCGCCGCGGCGTCTTCCGCAACGCCGCCGGCGAGATCATCCGCCCGCCGGCCAGCATCGCCTTCGTCGGAACCTGGAGCGCCTACAGCCCGAACGTCTCTTGGGAATCCATCGTGCGCGACTTCCTCGCCGCCAAACGCGAGGCCGGCGAGGGCAAAAAGGAAAAGCTGCAGGCCTTCGTCAACACCACCCTGGGCGAATACTGGGCCGAGGAGTACGAGAAATCGGATGACGACGAACTGCGCGCCCGCGCCGAACCCTTCCCGCTCGGCCGCGTGCCGATGGGCTGTCTGCTGCTGCTGGCCGGCATCGACACTCAGCCGAACCGACTGGAAGTCGCCGTGTGGGGTTACGGCCGCGGCTGCGAATCCTGGACCATCGACCACCGCGTCTTCTTCGGCAACCCGGACGAAGACGCCGTCTGGGCCGACCTCGACGAATACCTCTTCGAAACCGACTTTCAGCACGCCAGCGGCAAGCGCCTGCGCATCTCCGGCGCCGCCATCGACACCGGCGGACACAACACCCACGCCGTCTATGCCTGGGCTGCCAAGCACCAGCGCCACAAGGTCTTCGCCGTCAAAGGGCGCAGCGGGCGAGAAAAGCACATCCGCGACGGTGTCAGCAAGGTCGACATCGACTGGCGCGGGCGCCTGCGCAAGAACGGACTCTTGCTCTGGTGGGTAGGCACCAACCACGCCAAGGATCTGCTGCACGGTCGCCTGCAGATCACCCGGCCGGGGCCCGGCTACATCCATTTCAGCAACGAACTTCCGGACGAATGGTTCAAGCAATTCGCCGGCGAAGCCAGGACCACGCGCCGCACCATGCGCGGCGAAGAGTCCGTCTGGACGCCGACCCGCAAGCGCATCGAAGCCTGGGACTGCGCAGTGTACGCCGCCTGGCTGGAGACGAATTTCGAGCTGTCGAAAAAATCGGCCAAGTGGTGGTCTGACCTCGAGGCCAAGGTGCAGCCGGCGGTGGATGACTTGTTCGATACCGCCGCCGAAAAAGTCAGTCCCCACGACACGGCGCCGCCCGCCCCCGCGCGGCCTGCCGTGCGTCGGGTGGGAACAATCAGGAGGCCATCTTGACATCGGAGGTAGAGAAAATGATCCGCGACATGCTGGACGAACTCGAGCGCGCGCTCGCCCAGGGCCTCACCCGCGACGAAGCCCGCCGAGCGGCCGAGGTGGCCGTGCGGCAGAAGTATGCCGGCGAGCGCGTCTATGTGGCGGCCCTCCCGAAGCAGCGCCGCGCGCTGCAGGTGGCAAAGCTCAACCTGCGCACCTCGCGCGAGATCTCGCTGGCCAGCGGCCTGCCGCTGCGCACCGTGCAGCGCCTGCGCTCCGGGAGATAGACGCCGCGCCACTTTTTGCCTTACGCCGCGCCAGCGGCGGCGGCATTCTGACCGCATTTAGTCGGAGAATGCCTTGGCGATTCCAAGCAATGAGCCGCTATCCCTGCGCGTCGGCGACACCTGGAAGTGGACGCGCACGCTCGCCGACTACCCGGCCCCCACCTGGGTGCTGAAATACCGATTCAAGAACGCCACCAGCTACTTCGAGATCACCGCCGCCGCCTCCGGCACCGACCACGCCGTCACCGAAGCTGCCGCCACCACAGCCGCCCGCACCGCCGGCACCTACACCTGGATGGCCTGGGTGGAAGGCGGCAGCTCCGAAAAATACACCGTCGACACCGGCAGCATCACCCTCGACCCGGACTATCGCTCCGGAACCGCCGCCTACGACGGCCGCAGCCACGCCCGCAAGATGCTCGACGCCATCGAAGCCTGGCTGGAGAGCCACGACCCCGCCGTCGCCGAATACGAAATCGCCGGCAGGCGCATGAAATACATCCCGCTCGCCGAACTCGTCAAGCTGCGCAACCGCTACCGGCTCGAAGTCCAGGCCGCCGACAACGCCGACGCCATCGCCAAGGGCGAAGGCACCGGCCGCAAGATCCAATTCCGGGTATAGACATGACCTTCTTCGACTGGGTGCGCGGCAAGCTCGGCAAGCCAGCCGTCCGCGACAACTACGCCGCCACCTACGGCTCCGGCGCCCCCGGCGGCTTCGCCGGCGGCTCGGTCGGGCGGCTCACCGCCAGCCTCGCCACCTGGAGCGGCGCCGTCAATTACGACCTCGACGGCTCGCTGGTCATCCTGCGCGCCCGCGCGCGCCAGCTCGCCGCCAACAACGAATACGGCCGCCGCTTCCTCTCGCTCGTCGCCGCCAACATCGTCGGCAACGGCGAAACCCCAAAATTGCAGGTCCGCGCCTACTTTGCCGGAAAACCCGGCGCCCAGCCCTCGCTCGACAAGGCCGCCAACGACGCCATCGAACTCGCCTGGTGGAAATGGGGCCGCAACGCCGGCATTTCCGGACTCACCCTGCACCGCATCATGTGCATCTGCGCCAAGGGCGCCGCCCGCGACGGCGAAGCCCTCGTGCGCATCATCCGACGGCGCGACCTGCCGAACGGCATCGCCCTGCAGCTCCTCGAAGCCGACCGCCTCGACGAAAACCTCAACCTTGCCACCCCCGGCCGCACCATCCGGCAAGGCGTGGAGATCGACGGCACCGGCAAGCCCGTCGCCTACTGGATCAAGACCAGCCACCCCGGCGACCGCTACAACGCCGGCGCGGCCGACGTCGAGCGCATCCCCGCGCAGGACATCATCCACCTCTATCTGCCCGAGCGCGCCGAACAGGTGCGCGGCTACACCTGGTTCCACGCCATCCTGTTGCGCGCCCACCAGCTCGCCGGCTTCAACGACGCCGCCGTGCTCGCCGCCCGCATCGGCGCCAGCAAGATCGCCGCCCTCGAGCGCAGTGAAGAAGCCGTCGACGCCACCGCCGGCATGGCCGACGGCCAGACCGGCGGCGCCTTCCAGATGAATGTCGAAGCCGGAGAACTCTTCGAACTGCCGCCCGGCTACAAGCTCAACTCCTGGGACCCGGACTACCCACACGCCAACTTCGAAGCCTTCGTCAAGGCCGCCATGCGCGGCATCTCCGCCGGCCTCGATGTCGCCACCCACAACCTGTCCGGCGACATGACCGACGTGAACTACTCCAGCGCCCGCATCGCCGAACTCGCCGAGCGCGACCAGTGGATGCAGCTCCAGGACTGGTTCATCTCCACCCTGGTCGATCGCATCTACCGCGAATGGCTTGCCCTGGCGCTTCTGCGTGGCGACATCCAGTTCAACAGCGGCAAAAGCCTGCCCGCCGAGCGCCTGGCGAAATTCCTCGACGCCAGCTACTTCCGCGGCCGGCGCTGGAAGTGGGTCGACCCCGCGAAAGAGATCAAGGCCGCCCAGGAAGCCGTCGCCCTCGGCGTCACCAGCCGCACACGCCTCGCCGGCGAGCAGGGCGAAGACTTCGACGACATCCTCGCCGAACTCGCGCAGGAAGACGGCATGATCGACGCCGCCGGCCTCAAGCCCGCCGCGCCCGAGCCGCCGAAGCCCAAGCCAGAAGACGAAGACACCGCCCGCGCCATCAAGGCCATGCTCGCCCGCGCCGCCGAGCCCGCCGCCGCGCCGCACGTCACCATCCACCAGGCCGCGCCGGTCATCAGCGTTACCACACCGGAAGTCAGGAACGACATCAACGTCCAGCCCGCCGCCGCGCCGCTGGTCGAAGTGAAGAACGAAATCACCACCCCCGCGCCCGTCGTCAATGTCGAAAGCCGCGTCGAAGCCGTCATGCCCGACCAGGCCGCCCCGGTGGTCAATGTAAACGTCGAAGCCGTCATGCCGGACGAATTGAAGACCGCCATCACCAGCATGCCGAAGCGCAAGACCACCAGCGCCATCAAGCGCAACGACGCCAACGAGATCACCAGCACCACGCAGACCGAACAGGACGCATAAGGAGCCCCGCCATGAGCAAATCCAACACCTTCGAGAACGACCTCCTGCAACTCATCTTCAACAACGTCGACATCGCGCTGATCGGCGACGCCGCCGGGCTGCAGAACAGCGCCGCCGCCGGTTCGCTCTACGTCAGCCTGCACACCGCCGACCCCGGCGAGGCCGGCGACCAGACCACCAACGAAACCGCCTACACCAACTACGCCCGCGTTGCCGTGGCGCGCACGGTCGGCGGCTGGACGGTCAGCGGAAACACCGTCAGCAACGCGGCCCTGGTGCAGTTCGCGCAGTGCGGCGTCACCGGCGCCACGCTGACGCATTTCGGCGTCGGCACGGACGCCTCCGGCGCCGGCAAGCTGCTCTATTCCGGCGCATTGACCGCGTCGCTGGCCGTGTCGTCCGGCATCCAGCCGCAGTTCGCCGCCGGCGATCTCGACATCACCGAGGACTAAATGGGCTTTCGCAACGTCGCGGCCTGGGCGGATTCGGAGGCGGACGGCCGCTCCTGGCAATCCTTCTTCCGCAAGGTGCCGCCGTCGGCCGCCACCATCGCCGGCCAGTGGTTCGATTACTCGACCGCTGCCGGCGTGCCGGTGCCGAACTACTACGCCTCAAGCCCGCTCGTCGCGCAGCGCCTGGAAGCGAACAACGGCATTTTCGTCCCCGCGCAGGACACCGATCGCTGGCTCAAGAAGGCCACGGTCATGTCGGCTGCGGCCAGCGTCACTTCCACGAAGAACCAGAACCAGCAGCTGATGCTGCTCGACTACCTGCTCTACGTGCCTTTCATCGACCTCGACGCGGCGGGTGAGGAACAGGTCTTCGACACGACCATCGGTCTTGACCGCTACACCGACGGCATCGGCGTGCAGATGATGGTCGTGACGCAGGCCCCGACCGCTGGCGGCGGCAGCTACCAGGTCAAATACATCGACGACACCGACACCGAACGCACCACGTCGCTGGTCTACTGCCCGGCCGCGCAGCCATCCGGTGCGCTGTGCAGCGCCGTCGCCAACGCCGCCGGAATTTCGCCCTTCGTGCCGCTCAATGCTGGCGTCAAGGGCGTGAAGCGCCCGGTAAGCATGACCGTCTCGGTGGCCAACGGCGGGCTGGCGGCGGTCGTGCTGGTGAAGCCGCTGCAAATGAGTTACGCACGCGAGGAATGCCGCCGGCCGACCTCCTCGCCAACCGAATCCTACGGCGAAGCGGCCGAGATCGAGCGCATCCGGCAATACGCCGGATCGGTGAAGGTCGAACCCGAAGCCTTCCTCGGCTGGATCGGCAAAGGCGTGGCCGGTTCGCTTGCCTCCGCTCCGCTCGTGGGGTGGCTTGAAACTTTCTGGGAGCAATGACATGGGCTGGACATCACAAGACGCGCTGATCGACGACGTAAGCAACAACGGGCAATTCCAGTATGACGTGCGCTTCAAGACCATCAGCACCGCGCAGGTCGCGGCATTCTGGACGAACCTCGGCGTGTTCGCCGGCTCCGAGCCGGCTTCAACCTACGCCGGCACATCGCTGACCTTCGTCCCGACCGACGATACCTGGGCCGATGGGGCCTGGCAGCACGGCGGCGACGTTTCCACCATGACCAAGCACTTCCTCTATGCCGGCGCGAACATCGTCGCGGCAGCGGGCGCGCCCTGGGTGTTGATGGCGGTCGATCAGGTCGGCTACGTGCCGATCACCGGCACGGATGTCACCGGCACGTCCGGGCGCACCATCACCATGACGCCCATCGCAGCGACTTCCGCCAAGGTGGACCGCTATCCCAACGGCGTCGGGCTGCGGGCGTTCTTCTCGACCGAGGTTGCGCCGACCGCCGGCGGGCCGAACCTGACCGCCTTCGGCTACAAGGACACGGCTGGCGCGTCGAAAACCTGTCCGGTCACGGTCGGCTTCGCTGCCACGCCCGTCATCGGCGCGGTGCCGCACTCCGGCGGCGCATCCACACGCTACGCGCCGTTCATTCCGTTGGCGGCCGGCAGTA